CCGACCCACTCCAACTCCAAGCGGCGGATAACAGTCACTCGATCAGAAGCCCAGACCACACCTTGACCTGCATCCATGACGGCACCGGCAAGGTTGTCCAGATCGCTGGTCCCAGGACCGTGGAAGATCATGTGGATAGCGATGACTTCCCCTTTCTCAAGAGGTGGATGTGGCCACCACTCGGAAAGGATCGAAGCGGTGTTCTCCATCCAGGCCCGGTACTTCTCATCGGTGTAGGCCTTGCCAAACCGGCGGAAGCGCGGACGTGCCTTGGGCTGGAGATTGACAGGCAGAACGAAGTCCGCCTGCTTCATCAGAAGGGGACTTCCTCAGCGAGCACATCAGCGGCTTCGGCTTGCACCTCAGCAGCGCGTGCCTTCAGCTTTTCGGCGAAGGTCGGCTCATCGTTGAAGGGGACAGCAGCAGCAGGGGTATCCACCACGTAGCCCTCTTCCTCGCCAAAGACGCTCTCAACCGCCTCCTTCGAGTAGCCAACCAGCTCGATGACCTGGACTGATTCCAGTTCGAGACTCATTCCCTTGCCGCTGGGGCCAGACCAGGGCCAGGGGGTGAAGGCCACTTTGATCTTGCTGCCGTTGCCGATCAGCTGGTCATGGGGCCAGTAGTTCTTCTTGGAATCCAGGACGATCGGACCATCCTTGATGCCGCCGCGTGCAGTCTCCTGCTTGCGCTTGAAGTTGAACTTGACCTTGCCGGTGGGGACAGGGCGACCCTTCTCATCCTTGATGGTCTCCTCAGCAAAGGGCCAGCCATGCGTGGCGACCTTGGGCTTGGAGCCATGGAACTCCTCAAAGGAGGCTTCCAGTCGCTCAATGAAGGCAATCGTCTCGGGATCCTGGGGATCAAGGAGCAGGGAGACGGACCACGCTTTGGGGTTGTCCTCATAGGCGGTGGGTTCGCCAAGGATCTTTGCCCAGAGCGCCTCACCCCGTGGGGAGACGATCAGCTCGCGTGCCATGTGTTCTGCACAGGTGGGGAACAGCGCGACCGTAGTGGCGTAGGTGTGGCCGCGCAAGACCCCTAGGAGGAGTCCGATTGGGTTCAATCTGAGATCAACTGAAGCAGTAGGGGTTCTGGCCGATTTCACCTTCGCAAAGATCTCCAACCATCGGTGGGTGCGGTAGGTGTACGCCTGCCCTCTTGCCAATTTCTACCCGCATCTCAGCCAGCCAGTCCTGCCGATACAGAGCCGACAGCTCATGCAGCAACGCATGGTGCAACCAGTCCGCCCTGGCGGGGATCGTGGCGAAGCAGTCGTGGTTGGTCAGTACCGGAGTTTCGATCTGTGCACATCTGAGGACCACTGCCTGACAGTGGGCGGCATCAAAGGTGTGGATCGTGTTGGCGGTGATGCCGCGATTGGTTGCGCGAGCGCTCAGCTCACCCGGCTCCCAGCCGGCATCAGCCTGCTGCCAGCGCCGTGCACCATGAAGGTCCGTGCGCACCTTCTGCTGACGTTCCAGCTCATTACCAAGCGCGATCGGGAACCCCAGTGGACTGGTCCACTCAATCCGCTTCTGCTTCTTCACGCATAAAGCGCTGACTTTCCTGAGCCACTTCTCCAGCTCAACGCAGCTCTTCAGCTCAGCCCCAATCGCAATGTTCAGCTTGTGCGCCAGGTACTGCGCAGGAAGCGTGTACTCCCTTGCCCAGCGCTCAACCGGTACGTCAGGCTTCTTCTGCCGTAACCAGTCGATCAGTTGTTCAACGATTCCGAAATGACGAGCGCCATAGATCGTCGTCATGGTTGGCCCTTTGGCGAGGTCACGGCCGATCGGGTACTGCAACCACATCTCAGCGAGACGTTGATCACGCGGGTCGAACGAATCCAGATCCGCCTGGAGGAGATTCAGCAGGCAGCCTGAGATGTAGGCATAGAGATCAGAACGTCGATCCCCGATGATGTTGGTGTGCAGCGCCAGCTGACGGTCACGGCACAGCGCACCGATGACCCCCATCCCGCTTGCGGTCTGGTCAAAGCGAATCGGCACCCCGCTGTAGAGGTCGCCAGCCACCACATCCGAGATGGCGCGTGCGATCTGGAGGAACTGCCAGGGATCCTTGGCGCTCTTCCAGAGATCCAAGCGATCCAACGGCTGCGCCGAAATTGCTTGCAGACGAGAGAGGTGGTCCCTACCCCACTCCACTCTCTCGTCCCAGGTGCAGTGGCCTAACCCGTAGTGCCCAGCGGCGGCCGACAGCATCTGGTTGAACGCATCATCGTCAACCGCTTCCTTTTGCGCAAACGAGATCAGGGCCTTCTGATGATCAGGACCCTGGTGACCAGCAATGCGGCTTGAGCAATACAGCCGGCCACGGAAGTCAAAGTCATGCTCCAGCCAGATCGGATAGCCCTGTACCTCGGTGAACTGCCGCAGTGACTCCTCGATCCGTGCACGCTCTGGCGCCTGCTGCGTCGCTAGCCACCGTTCCTGTGGGTCACGCTGCACTGAAAACAGACCAGGCAGGTTGCAGTCCCATGCCTCACGCTGCACCGCCACCATCCAGGGGTCGATCTGCAGCTGCTGCTGTTCCACGTAATTCACCACCTCCAACTGAGTGGCGCAGCTCTTGGCCGTGATGTGGGACAGATCCATCGGCCGGCGGCTGGAAACCAGCGCCTTGCCGTCACGCCTCACGTCGCACCAGGGTTCAGGCGGCACGATCGACGGCAGCATCCGTACCGGCAGTGGTCGCGGCGGGTTGAGGCGCACCACCTCAAGCACGTCCTCAGTAGGCAGCACCCGTGGGATCCGCTCATCACTGAAGGTGATCAAGTTGGTGTTGGCAGCGATCACCTCCAGCAGCAACTGACCCAGCTCACGGCGGTCCTGCACCGTCCAACCCGATGGGTCCACATGCAACTGACCCAACACTCGGGTTGAAACCGCACGCTTGCCGTACTCCTTCTTGACCATCTCAGCGAGCACCGCGCCGCGACCCCTCCGTAGGCGGATGGCCTTCAGTTCATCCTGCAAAGCGCGACCAATGCGCTTAGCCAGAATCGGTCGCTGTGGGGTGGTTGAGATCCCATCAATCACCACACCAAGAGCTATCGCCGCAATGGACCGTGGGCCGCGATCACAGAAGTGCAGTAGTAGCGGCCAAGCGCTGAAGTGCTTCCCCGCACGGGTGGGGTTCTCCAGCAGATCTGTGAGCAGCGCATCAATCGCAACCCCGACGCTTTCGCCATACAGCTCAAACAGGGCAGCCCCGTAACCCGTGGAACCTTCTCGGCCCTTATCCCTGAGGTTGCGCTGCATGGCCTCAGCACGCTCCTTGGCCCGCCTGACCTCCCTCCTGAGCCTCTGCAGCTGCAGTTCATCCACCGGTGTGGAAGGCGCGTTTTCGGGTTTCACCGTGCAGAGTTGGCTGCTTTCAGCAGTAATTCCACCCCACCAGTGCACATCTTTGCCAGCAACGCTGGAAAGGCTTCAAACCATTCCAGCGCAACTGCTATGCACAGGTGAATGGATCAAACGCGCTTTTTAAGTCCGCTGCGTCTGCCATTCCGCCATGGTCCCGCCTTGTCCTGCAAGGGATTAGAAGGATCCCGTGCTCTGCCGACTGCCGCAGTCTGCGGGGTTGAACCAGCAGAAATTGGCATCCGGTGGACGCAGGAACATTACAGCCTTCAACTCATCCAGCTGTTGGCGGTAGCGACGGGCGGATGCAAGCGCTTCAGCGGCCACCTCAAACGGGTCGGCTCCTGATTCCGCTAGCTCCTTCTTGATCTCCCTGATCTCTCTTTGCGCCGTGGTCATGGAGACCTCCAGCAATTTATGGACTAACTGTAACCAAACGATGCAGTTATCCCTAATACTTTCTGTGCACCGGTGGGCTACAACAGGCCAATGATGAGCGACATCACCTTCTCCGCTGAGCGCTGGGCCGAGTTCTGGAAGTTCTTCCGTGGCGAACCGCAGCAGCTCAAGGCCATCGAGATCCTCCGGCAGCACATCCTGGAATCCGACCCCTCGTTGCTGACCGAATCAGCAGCGTGGACGCAGGCTTTCCATGAGCGGCCCCCTGCACCAGCCGATTACCCGAACACCTGGGATGGGGTGAAGGCAGCAGCGCAGGCTTGCGGTGCCAAGTTCCCAGAGCTGGTTGCTGCTCAGTGGTCCCTGGAATCCGCCCACGGCACGGCTGTCAGCGGCAAGAACAACTTCTTCGGCATCAAGGGCAGCGGCTCGCAGCACGTCACCCAGGAAGAGGTGAACGGCCAGATGGTCACCATCACCGCTGGCTTCATCGACTTCCCCACCCTCAAGGACTCGGTGAACTACCTCGTGTCCCGCTGGTATCTGGATTACAAGGGCTACCAGGGGGTGAACCACTGCCGCACGGCTGAGGACGCGGCGTATGACCTCAAGCGCCAGGGTTACGCCACCGACAGCTCCTACCCGCAGAAGCTGGTCCGCATCATGCAGGAGCACCGATGAAGCGAGCCAAGCTCGACCTCGGCGGCGGGATGCTCATCGAGACAGGCCCTGACTGGAATGGCCGCTACTACGTGGCCTATCGCAATGGCTGCTCGATGTTCTTCCGTGACGTGAAGCTGTTGCGGAAGTTCCTCAGCCTTCCGGTGAAGACCGATTCCAGGGCCAAGTTCGATGCCTGGATTGCAGAGGTCACAGCCGAGAGACCCAAGCTGCAACAGGAAGGAATCAGCCCTGAGCTAGCAGCTACCGGGTTCGGCCCTGAGGTTCACCTCGATGAGTCGGACCCGAACTTCCAAACACGGATGGTCACCTGAACGCCCTCGTCTCCAGCTCCTTCACCCGGTCTCTCAACGTGGTGATCTCACGTTCCAATGCCTGAGCGTGGAACTTTGCTTCCACTGATTCAGGCGCAGGAATGATCTTGCCGTCAGGTCCCAGCAGGATTCGTGTCGCCTGTTCGAGCTTGTCGATCCTGCCGTCCAGTTGAACGCCAGCACTGATCATCCAAGCCAACAAGCCACTGACAGCAGTGAGCAGTGCAGCGGCACCTGCTGCATGTTCCTTGGCGATCAGTGACTCTCTAGGGCTCGTCATTCAGGTGGGTTACTGCGCAAGCCAATCAACGTGGCTAGCAATGCCGTGAGCACCTGCAGGGCACGGTTCTCCGCGTCTTCACAGACAGCAGGCTCATGTTGCAACTTGCCCTGCATGGCGGCATCAAACATCCGTGGTCCGATGTAAAAGGTGCAGGCTGCACTCCAACCCACAGACAGCACCGCAGTGGTGGCAACCACCAACACGATGCTGCTTGTGAGCCAACGAGGTGTCATCAGTTCACCTTGATGAAGTAGTTGACGGCGTAGGACTTGGGCTTGGTTTCAGCATCACCGCCGCCTGTGATTTGAACGGTGTGGGTGTGAGCGCCATCGCTATCCATCCACCGCCCAGAAACGTCTGCCACACCCCCTGCCGAGATACCTTCGCCAACTGTTTGAGCAGCGGGGTAATAGCCAGCACCCGAGTAAGCGCTCATCCGCCTTGACCACAGGTTGTGCGTATGGCCTCCGGCGGAGTCGGTTGAACCAGTGAAGGCGTTCTTTGGACGTGCAGTGCTGTCCTCAGTAAATCCGTTGAGCGCACCGCCGTCCCAACCAGACAGGCTCTGCCCAGCCATCCGCAGGAAGGAGCCCCGCAGGTCAGGCAGTGTTGTGGCACCAGTGAGAGTTGCGTAGGCAGTACCCGTGCAATCACCACCAGCAGCAAGACGCCACTTGCTGCCATCGGCGCCCATTGCAGTCTGGAACTGCTGAGGGGTCAGCACCGACTGAATGATTGTTCCAACAGGAGTAGTGGAAACAGCTGTTGCTGTTGTGGCTACTGCCACCTTCACCCATGCCGTTCCATTCCAGTGCCACGTCTCAGCGACATCTTCAACGAGGTGTGTCTCGTTAGTGCGGGGATCAGCGAACTGCCAGGCTGTGCCATCCCAGCGAGCCAGCTTTCCTGCGTGCCCAGCCCATAACCCAGTCGGGACTGTGCCCGTGATGTAGAGGTCGTTGAGTGTTGGTACAGCAGGAGGATCATTGGCAATCGCCATGACCGACTCCTCATGTTCCAACGTGGTGGTGAGGGTGGCGAGCTTGGTGTCGACCTCGGTCTTGGTGTAACCGTTGGTGGGGTTCAGGTAGTTCGGTGTGATGTTCTCCCACTGACCACTGGTGCCGTTGAACTTCAACAGCTGGCCATCACTAGGAGTGGCCAGGGTTACATCAGACAGCCCATCAAGAGCAGTGACAGGTGTTTCAGGAATCCAGTTAGTACCAGCAGCGTTGTACTTCAGGTACTGACCATCAGTAGGAGGTGTGGTTGCTAGGTCAACATCTGTCAGGCCAGACAGAGCAGCACTGACAGTGGTTGGAATCCACTTGCTATTGGCTGCATCCCAGCTGGGCACCTGACCATTAAGTGCCAGGCTTAGATCACCGCAGTCATCCAACTCTTCCAGGAAGGGCTTAGGTTGTGCGTTGATATACTCCTTAACTGCATAGACAGAAGGAACATAACTAGCGTCATCAGTACCTGCTACAGAGAAGTCTGTATCAGCAAAGCCCGTGATCTCAGGACCGACGCCCTCATCGTCAAACCGGACAGCACCGATCTGCAAGGTGTCACTGGCTACCCATTCATTGATGTTGTCATCCCATTGGAAGACAGCTCCATGCAGGTCTGGGTCAGCAACGTTGGCGTTGACCTTCTTCAGGTCTTCCAAGCCCATATGAGGCAGCGGGGTGATGTCTACCCACTTGCTGCCAGCAGTGCCAGGCGCTGCATCACCAGGCGAGACCAGTGCAGAAGCGCGGAAGAACGCCTTCTGATAGCTGACAACAGAACCGCTCTCCCAGCTGGTGTCAGACCAAGGCTGGAATGAACCCAGCGAATCCCAGCGCTGCTTACTCAGCAGGTCACCAGGAACATGCACCCACTTGGTGCCATCCGACTGGATCCAGTCACCCACCTGCAGCACTTCACCAGCCAGGTCGGTGCCAATGGCTGGGTCACCCGCTGCCACCACATGGCCAGGGTTCCCGGTCCAGCTGAAGTAATAACCCCGGTTCGCAACAGCTGGTGCGGGCAGCGTGCTCAAGCTGCTCTCCTTCACCACGCCACGGAACAACGACCCAGCGCTGATCCATTGCTTGATCGTGTCCTCGCTCAGGCTCTCAACCCAGGCCGCACCATTCCAGAACTTGATCTCCTTGTGCAGGTTCTCAGCGGTGAACTGCACATCCCCCTGCTTCAGCTGCGCAGGACCCACGCCATTGGCCTGGTCAGCATCAGCCTGCGCTGCTTTGACGAAACTCTTGGTGGTGCCAGTGGCAGCAGTGCTTGGGGTCTTGGCTACCCACCGGCCAGCCACCTGATCCCAGGTGATCACCTGCCCGTCAGCAGTAGGCGTCACCGCAATCGCTGGTGTGCCCGTGATCGTGGTCGGCGGTGGCAGCGCCCTGCTCACCTCCCACTCATTCTTCGCTGCCCTATAGGTGGCCGTCAGAATCGAGCCATCAGGGGCGGTGGAGCTGACCACCTGCCCATCAGTCGGATTCTTGGGGAAAGGAAAGGACACTGCTTACCACTGGTGCATCCTTCCCAGTTTCGCTCCTATGGCGCGTCAGGCCACAATGAACTCAACACCACCTATCACCAATGGCTGATCTCGCCAAGGAGTTAGAACAACTCCATGCCTCAGTCGTTCGCTCGGTTCGTGAGCGCATTGAGAACGGCAGCGAAGATGAAGACGGCAACTACAAACCCGTCAGCAACGATGATCTCCGCGTTGCTCTGCAACTGCTTAAGCAAAACTCCATCACCGCCAATCTGGCTGAAACCGATACCCAGGCGCTGAAAAGCAAGATGGCCGCCAAGCTCAACTTCTCCGCACTCCAGGAGAAAGTGGTTCCCCTTCGCTCCGTCTCACACCCCCATACGACCGACGAGGCATCGCAGCACCAGGCTTAAAACCCATTGCCAACGCATCCAAGCTGGCACCGCTCTCATCCAAGAAACACTCCACTGACCAATCCATCAGATCCTGTTGCCGTAGCTGCTGCTCACGTACCTGGTCCTGAGCAGCGGCATCGGTAAAGAACTTCAGCGCTAACGACAACGCATCAATGCGGTCGTCATGGATCAAGGCGCCACGCTCTGTCGTGATCCGACTGAGCTGATACATCAATGACCGCTGGTGACCCTTCTCCGCATCACGCTCTGCCTCGCGGTAATCCTTCCTGATCAACTCCGCAGACATCACCAAACGGTGCTGCTGCACCAACGGTGCAATGGTGTCCACGATCCGACGCTCCTTCTGCATCGTCACCTTGATCGGCTCGATGCCACACGGATGCACCCTGTTCAACACCGGTGCAAGAAGGGCCTCAAACATGCCATCGCCGAAGTTGCTCTCGACCACCACCTGGGTGACCTTCCAGCGCTCGGCACGCATCGCCAGCAGCTTCAACACCTCATCGGCATAGCCCTGCGTCGTACCGCCGGACTCCAGCACAAAGAAGTTGCCGTTCAGCTCGGCCACCACAGACCAGGCCAACTCATCGGCACCACGACCAGAAGGGTCGATGGCCAACACGCATCGCCAGGTCTCGTCCTGCGCAATCCAACCCTGCGTGAGCATGGGCCGGTGATACCACCGATCAGCACCCATCCCGATGCAGATCAGATCTTGAATCCGCTGGTCAGGACCTGACGCCCAGCTGATCACCTCCGGCAAGGCCTTGCCATCGAGATCCATCACGATCATGTCCCCCAATCGAATGGGGTAACGATCCAGGGTTGAGAGACGACAGTTGAGCTGGAACTGAAGCTGCACCGATGAACGTGTCATCGACATCTCACGCTTCAGTAACTCGTCATGACCAAAGCGTTCTGGATCGGTGGGTTCACCAATCAGTGATGGATCCTCTTCAACCTCTGCAGCAATCAGTGGATCAAGATTGCCGTCATAGCAATTCCACTCGTCATCAACAGCAGGGTTGGGATAACGGGCAGGCCACATACGCATCCCATAATTCCGCTCTCTATTGAGGCGTAGGTATAGCGATGACTCAAGGTGAGGCGTGCCAAGGAAGATGGTCTTACGTGGTAACTCCCCTTCCACTGCAGGCTTTCTGATCGCCTCTAATTCTGTAATGGCAGCAGCTAATCGTTCCTGCTTTAGCGGTGTGATGGAGTTGCTAAGTGTCTCAATGTCATCCGCGATTGCAACGGTACAGCGCTTACCCGTCAGTGAAGGGGAAAGGATGCCAACAGCGCGAACAGATGGTGACTGGTCAACGATTGCTGGACCAACGTCAAAGGCTTGAACAGAACCACGACCATCAGCAGCAGGAGCCAGGCACTGAAGGATGTCGATGTCACGGATTAACCGCAGCATCCAGTTGGTGATCTCAACAGCCTTGTCGGATGTGGCACCAACGATGAGGACCTTTTCGCGGAAGGGGTCCATACGCAAACGCCACAGGGCATACATGCCTGTGAGGGTGGATTTAGCCACACCACGGAAGCCGGTGATGATCTGTCGATCAGGACCGTTCTCCAGGTAGTTGAGGATTGAGACCTGCTGCTTGGTTGGCGTTTCAGCCAGGTTGAGTTCCCGCAGCAGGTAACAGCAGAAATGGGAGAGGGGTTGGAGTTCCTCGGGCAGAGGCTGCCAGCTCATACGCCCTCAGCCACCTCTAGAAGCTCCTGTAAGGCCGCTTCAAGCTGCTTCCGTTTATCTGCCACCAGATGGAAGGAAGAGACGAAGCAGACGGCTTCCAGGCCGTTATGGGAGAGGGAGACCTTCACGCAGTCATCCCTCATCTGTTCAGCCTGGAACTCCATCACTTGCGCATCCGCTTGGTGCTACCGGGGTCAGTACCGCCAGCGCTACCGGAAGGACCAGGTGCACCAGGACCGCCCTTAGGAGGGCCAGCAACAGCAACACCCTCGACGTAGTAGCCAGCAGGTGCTGTGGCCAGCGCTGCTTGGATGTCAGCAACAGGACGATCGGACTGACCGATCAGACCAAGATCCAGTCGTTCGTTGTTGGTGAGATAGGCCATTTACAAGGCACTGGTGCATCACACCCAGTTTGCAGCGCTGTCGCGCCGCAGTCGACCTGCAGCCTCCTGCAGCCACAAGGAAGCCCCCACCACCCGTAAGCAGCAGGGGCTTCCCCAACAACCACCGGAACTGGAATCCGCTGTCTCGGCCAGCAAATCCAAACTCCAGTAGCTCCGTCGGCACCACCCGTTACGGATGACTGGACCTTAGCGCCGCCGGGTGTAGCTCCTCACAGACCAGCACTTCCTCGCATTGCAGCGGGTGTGTGCACGGACGTGGACAGGGCCACCGGTGTACGAGGGGTAGTAGCTGCCAACGCCAGACAACATCGGCTCGATGTAGCGCTTGTGAAAAGCGGTTCGCTGATCAGCCGTGCAAGCAGCGATGCGATCAATGAATGGGCCGTGGGCAATCAACCCGTCGTAACGCTGGACCTGGTAATCCCAGGAAACCCTGTTGGTAGCGATCTCCAGGTACTGCCCCTGCTGAGCGAGAACGTCACCACGGACAAGCCGCAGATCACGATCCATCCGGCAGTAGGCCGCCGCTTGACGGTCTTGCCATTGGATGTCTTCAGCGCTGTAACGCCTTGCGCACCAGCGGTTGGCGTCTGTTTTCTCGACCATGTTGCGAGCACATGGCGCGGGTGCCTCTTGTTGGGCATAGGCAGGTGCCGCCAGGAACACTGCCGCGAGAGCTGCGAGGAACTTCATCTCAGGCCTCCTCGAACTCCTTCATGGCCAGACCGATGGATTGAGACTTCCCGCAGGAGACCATCCATGGGTTGATCCGGTAATACCGCTCACCGGTCACAGAGTTCTTGATCTGCCTGAGCAGGTGCTGCTTCTTCAGACGGGCAATGCCAGCGCGGATCTCTGCAGCGTTGCTGCCCATCCGGTCAGCCAGCCCGTCAGCTGATGCCCAGATCCGACCGGTAGATGGATCAGCAAACGACAGCAGGCACCAAAGCAGCATCCCGTCCCTGGGCTTGATCGCTCGCTGCGAGTACAGGTCCATGACCCTCTCGGTGTCCTTGAGGTGAACCATCACAAAGCTCGTTCTGTCCATAGGTAAAAGCATTGGGGGATGGATTGGTATTGGCCATTGGGGAAGGGCAGCCAGAAGCCAGTGATACCGGTGGTTGTTGGATGGACACATTTGTCACCCCTGTCAGGGCAACGGGTTCCATACCCCGAGTATTGCACATGTGCAGACATAGGTGTCAATACCTCTCCGTCCGCACCTAGCCCGTTTTTCCGCCTCTTTAGATTCTTATTCAGTCACTAGATCTCACTACTGGAGATCTCCTGCACCCCTCTCCCTCCTGGCTCCTTTCGGACCCACTCACTTCAAGGGGTGCACTCACCTCACTCATTTCCCAGTTTTACCTCGCGCGATGTGATGGCTTCCGCTACAGCGCGACGGTGACGTTCCCCCCATGCCCCCGGTGCTTGGGGCTGTGAGCGCTGGTTGCTGGGGGTAGGGGCTGATGTCGTTTTGAGGGCAGGGGCAGGGGGTGTGAGCAGGTGCTGGGCAGGCGGGGGCGGTAGGGGCAGGTGCTGACTGGTGTGTCTGCGGATTTGAGATCCGCTGACGTGGTGTTGAGGGCTGGTGTGTGTGGTGCGTGGTGGTGGTGTGGCCGGCTGTGAGCAGGCATGGCTGCATGGCTTGTATGCGTCTACACGCATAGGAAGCAGCACGCCAATCCCCGCGCCCAATTGCCACAAGTGTCAAAGAGGTGCTATGACGTGTGCACCGGTGCACTGCATCGGTCCAACAACCACCACCAACAGAGCAATGGCACGCATCACAAGGAAAGAGCTGGACGGCAGAGCTGAGACCGCAGCTATTGCCACTCAGTGGGATCTCTGGCTGCAGAAGTCGCTGACTGGCTACTCAGTTATGAGGACCAACGGCAAAGGTGCTGACGCACTGGCTGAGTGTCTGACTGCCTCAGAGGCCAAGGAGTTTTTGAGGGGTCTTGCAATCGGTGCAACGTTCAAAGGCTGAGGGCAAGGGAATGACCTGTAACCGTTTGGCTTGCGTGGTGCTGGGGTTCGCTCTGGCGATCCTGTGCACCACTGACCTTCACAAGGGCCAGCGAGAGCCTGTAAGGCCTCTCAGCACCACTCACAGCTCTGGGCTACTGACAGGCCCTTAGCGGGCCTCCTAGAGGCCTCTCAATAACAACCACCAACCACCAACCACCACCACAAGCCATGACCAACCGCGAACCCGTCCCTTCCTTTGCCTTCGTCAACAGCCAGGAGATACGGCTCACCCTTGCAGCCCTTAACCGGCTGGCTGCCAAAGCGCCTGAACTGATCAAGGACGAGGAAGAGGCCCAGCTCTTCAGCGATCTGCTGGACGCCTTCCAGTCCTTCGCACTGGCCAACGGCTGACAGCTGCACTGGGCCCTCCTGTTGGGCCCTCTACAGCTCTCACCAGCTGTCCACCAACAACCACCACCGATGGCCTGGTTCTTCATTCTTCCGCTCTCAGTCCTGGCTGGCCCTGCTGGCCTTGCTGTTGCCCTCACTTGCTTCGCTGCCAGCCGGCAGAAGGACAGCTTCAAGCGAGGAAAGCCCAGCATTGAAGCCATCGAGGCAATGGCCCGCATTGACGCCATCAAGAACCCTCCAGCCATCAACTGGGGCCAGGTGCCAGTGACTGAGGAGATCTTGTCAGCCCTGCTTGATCGTTGCGGCTTGTGAACAATCTCCAACCCTTCAAGGCCTACCTGTCGGCCTTCCGCAGCTGCTCACCAACCACCACAGCAGCAACAGCTGAGGCCCTCCTCCATGTAGCTGATGGCGTCGATTCAGTCGCTGAACTGCAGCAGGTCATGGACCTGTCAGGTCGTACAGCGCACCGCATCGTCTCAGCACTCCTTGGCCGTGCTGCCTACGTGTCAGGCGCCTGGAAACCAAGCCCCTTCAGCCTTCTGGAAGCAAGACCACATCCGCATAAAGGCGGCCGCCAACTCCTGCTCACTGAACAAGGCCAACACCTCGTTGATTCCCTCAGGACGCCTGGCAAAAACCAGTGACCTGTAGGGTCCACCTACTCATCACCCGTGCATACCTAGTAGTCAATGCGCTGTAAATCAGATGCAGATCCCAGCACAAGCTGGGTATTTCTAGCAGCCCTGGACCTGCCTACATCCACTGGCAGGACAGGGTTTCGCCTATGGGGGCTGCTGTCGCCTGGCAAACGCCAGCTCGCCGTGCACAGGTGCGAGACTCCTAGTACCCAGGCAAGAGCTGATCCTTGGATTTACGTCTGTTGGAGAGGGCTTTGGACGTGTTTGCGTCCCTAGACCCAACCCATCTCCCTATTCACTTCGCCCAGGTCTTCCTGGTCGTTGCCGAAAGCGAGCCCTGCACACTCCGGCTGATCGAACAACGCCTGGACCTCTCCAACAGCGCTGTCAGCCGCACCATCAATGCTCTAGGCCCCATGAACCGCAAAGGTCATGAGGGCTTTGGCCTTGTTCAGGTCGTGCGTGATCCAGCAGAAGGCAGGCGTTTCCTTGTTCAGCTCACACCCAAAGGCAAAGCCCTCCGGCGTCAGATCGAAGGGCTCTGACCACCACCACCAACAACCACCACCATGTCCGGCTCTATCCGCCATACACCCACTGGCTGGGTGGCTGATGTCACCGTCAATGGCAAGCGCAAGACAGCTCTCTGCAAGACCAAACGTGAGGCCATCAGCCGTAAGCGTGAGCTGCTCGAAGCACTGCTGGCCAAGCCCGCTACACCCATCCAGCTGTTCAGCCTGCAAGATGCACGACGCCTGTCCCTCAAGGTCCGCTGGGATGGCACCTCAGCTGAACGGACAGCTGCCATGTACTCACAAGCAGCTGTTGATTACTTCGGCCCTCACACCCTCCTCAGTGAGATCACAGCGCCTGATGTCGATGCCTGGCGGCAAAAGCTCCTAGCCGCCGGTAACAGGCCTTCCACCGTCAACAAGAAGGTCTCAGCACTGCGGTCCATGTTCAATGACGCTCACCTGCGTGGTCACATCCAGCAGGTGCCGCGCTTCCCGCAACAGCTCAAGCTGCAAAACACCAAGGACCGCGTGCTCTCTGATGAGGAGACCGCTCTGTTCTGCCAATACTTCCAACGCATTGGAGAACCTGCAGCGGCCGATTGCCTGGTGTTCCTGCTTGAGACCTGTGCTCGCTGGGGTGAGCTTGAACACCTCACTGGTGCAGACATTGACCTCGCCCGTAGACGTGTGACCTTTGCCAAGACCAAGAACAACAAGGTCCGCAGCATCCCGCTCACTGCCAAGGCTGTAGCTGCTGTTGAGCAGCACCTGCCTGCTATCCGCACCCATCGCGTCTTCCCCTACACCTACGCCCAATACAGACGCCTGTTTGAGAAGGCTGCTGAGTACGCCGGTGTTGGTGATGACCCACAGCTCGGCATCCATACCACCAGACACAGCTGCGCCAGCAAGCTCGCCGCTGCAGGCATCCCTCTGCACCAGCTCATGACCTTTGGTGGTTGGACCTCGCTGGCCTCTGTGCAGCGTTACCTGCACCTTCAAACCGATGCACTCGCTGCCTGCGTCAGCGCACTGGAGGCCTGATCACATGCTCACCACTGCATTGCTTCTTGCTCAGCTGGCAGGCCCTCCCTGCGGCTACTACCTCGGTACTGACATCACACCAGAAGATGCACCCTTCACTGGTTGCACCCTTCCTGATTTCTATGGCCGGCCGGTGGTCAATGTCAGAGAGAACCCGCTCATGCCAAACGGTTATTCCGTTGAATACATCAATGGGGGTGGCAGGTAGCTGGTCCTCACGAGGTGCCAGCCTCACCGCGTCCTGCCAAAGCGGACTACCCGTTCCCTCAGAAAAGGACGGATAGCCAACTTAGCGAGAGCTATCGGGTCAAGATCACTTCAGGCGTCTTCTGAGGCACTGGCAATGCAACGCCCTTGGTGCTGTCGCGCTGCGGAACATAGGCCAGCCCGTCGCACAGCTTCTTGGTGTTCTCATCGGTGAAGACGATGCCTGCACGCAGCAGGTCAGCGCACTTCAGCGCACGGACGATCACAAGGTCGAACTGTTCCTTCTCGACCCTGGCTTTGGCCATCGCCATGCAGTATTCAACGCCGCGACCATCGAGCGGCACGCTCACCGTCACCATCCCGCCGTAACCGCTGGCCCCGACGTAGCTGGAATAGCTGGTGTCGCTACCGACGTAGTAGGGCGAGAAGCTGACGGTGCTGTTCTGACAGCGGAAACCAGCACCAAACTCCTGCTGCATGATCGGCAGCTGGTTGAGCTGAGTGTTGCTATTGAGCACCGTGCCCGACGCTTGTCCTGCGTTGGTGGTGTTGATGCTGTTAGCGATCGGCGCTGTGGTCTGCGCCATTGCAGGACCAGCCAACAACAACAGCAGGGCAAGGAGGCGACGCATCAGTTGGTCCCGATCTCAGAGAAGACGCTCAACGAATTGGTGAGCGTGTTGGTGACAGCGGTCTTGCCCGTGGTCGTGATGCTCACGATGCCTGCAGGCTGGTAGGTCTCGCTGAACTGGAACGGCTCTCCAGGGCGAGCCACCGTGTAGGTCTGACCAGGGCCTAAAGCACCGCCAGGCTGGATGTTCTCTCCAGTGGCGCTGTAGGTGGTGCCGCCATACACCTGCTGCACAGAGTTGACCGTCTCAGTGCTGGTGCTGGTGGATGTGCCCGTAGTGGTCCCAGCCCGCAGCGTGCCAGGGCCATACCAATAGTTGTAGATCTGGGCGCTTGCAGAAAGGGGGGCCATGACGGCCCCCACGATCAGCGCCAGGAGTAGGCGCTTCTGCATCACTGGAACACCGAGAGGGTGTTGCTGCGGGTGAGGGTGGCCTGGGTGCCAGCGCCACCAGCGGTGATGGTCGCAATGCCAGTGGCCAGGTTGGTGCCAGCCAAAGTGCCAGCCACGCCACCGTTGGTGACGGTCTGCACGTCAGCAGCGCCCAGAGCGGTCACAGCGCCAGCGGCCACAGTGGGAGTCATGGCAGAAGCAGTCGAACCAGCGAAGGCCGACTCGCTGTAGCTGAAAGGAGAGCCAGCAGTGGCAAGACCAGCGGTCACACCAGCGGTGGAAGCAACAGCCGTGCCAGCAGCGCCAGCACCCAGGGAAGGCAGGCTGGTGACAGTGACGTTCTCGCCAGACACGCTGACGGAGGAAGCCTTGCGCTCGTTCTTCACCGACAGGGCATCAACGCCGAGCACGGTTTGAACAGAGTGGGTGCTGGTGATGTCACCAGCCATGGCGGGAGCAGCCACAAGGGCAGCTGCAGCAGCCAGGAAGAGGTTCTTCATGGATAGTCCAGAAGGGACTGGCTAAGGCTGGTGGAAGAGCCTTGCCTGCGTCCCCAACAAAATGCCTCGCCTGTGAGTGCTCTATCCCACATCCCATCGCATGTGAGTGATGGATGGTGCATCCTTGGCGTGTTGGTTGCGCAGGGCACATACCCTCCGATGGCTGCCTCGCTGGTGATGTTCCGCAAGCCCAAGCGCATCAACGTCACGGTGCCTGAGCTATTGCTTGAAGAGCTACAGCAGATCGCTGACTACGAAGGGCGGTCCCTCAGCTCCCTCTGCTGTCACCTGCTGGAGACCGGTGCAGAGCAGCGCAAGGGGAGGGTCAAGGCTTAGCTCCCGGCGGGTGGAACTGCACCATCAACGCCAGCAACACCTCTAACCACTTCTGCAGGTTCGTCTCTGCCCGCTGCCTGACTTCAGGACAGACCTCAGTGAACTTCAATGGGGCCTTTACTACTGCCTCACGCTCCAGCATCTTGCTTTCCTCGTAGAGGGCACGTTCACAGAACAGAAGGAAAGGACATCGTTCTGATGGGCTAGTGGTTTCAGGTCAAGCGTGCAGCAATGCTTTGATTTGATCTTGTGAACTAAACCCCCAAGCTGCAGCAGCTCCAGCGTTCCATTCTTTTCTCAACACTGGCACCACATACCCAGCGTCAGATGGTGTCAACAAGCGATCATAGTCAGCAGGATAACTGGCATCATCAAAGGTGATGTAGTCATTGAGTAGTGCTTGGAGAAATGCTTGGCGCTCGCGGGTTTGGTCTACAGATGCCAAGTCCTCAATCGTGTTGATCAGCATGGTGAGGCAAGCCCCAAACGGACTAACGCATTCTGCCCATCAGCGTGCCGCAGATGGCCAATCCAGGCAACCTGAGACCGGCGCCATCCCTCGTCATCCCCAGCACGCAGAAGCCCTGCCAGCTTGCGCCGTTGCTTCGCCATGGATTGGCGCTTGATCAGCTTGAACTGGCGGCGAATGCGAAAGCCGCAAAAGGTGACGCCTCGACCAGCAGGGGACAGGCTCCACTTGCCAATGCGCTGAGCCATTTCGCTGGCTACAAACGCACAAATCTCAGCCTTCAAGGACAGCCCCTCTGCCTTGCTATTCACGATCAATACAGCGTCATCCATGTAGCGCACAAAGCGTCCGCCGACCTGGCCTGCGACAAAGCGATCCAGCTTGCCGCCCCAGTAGTTGGCGAAGGTCTGGCTGGTCAGCGCACCAATCGGCACCCCGCTTGGCTGCACCGACAACACCTGCTGAATCAACAGCAGGGTCCGACGACACGTCAACTTTTTGCCGAGGTAGTCCAACAAAAGGTCTTGCGGAATTGTTGGGAAGAACTTGCTGAAGTCCACATGCAAAATCCACTTGTCGGGGTTTTGCCGAATCAACTGCTGCATCTTCACGACACAGCGATGCGTGCCTAGCCCCACCCTGCAGGCATAAACCTGAGGCATCATCGCTGCATCCAAGATCGGACCCACCACCTGGATCAAGGCGTGGTGCAGTACACGATCACGAAAGCTCTGACAGGCAATCGTTCGCTTCTTGGGGTCAATGATGTCGAATTCAAGCTGCGGGTCAGGGCGCCATGCCCCTTCAATCAGCCGCAACTGCAGATGCCTAAGACTGGAAAGGTGATACTCCTTGAAGCGGAGATACGAACTGCTGTAAGTCTTGCCACGTCTGGCTGATTTGTAAGCTGCAAGCAGATTCTCCCAGTCGTAAATCTGCTGGTACAGGTTGCGAAACTTCTGTCCCATCAGCAGGTAGCGGCAGGTTTCGATGGGCTACTCCCTGCCATTGCCACCACTCGGCCCTGAGTTTGCCGAAGCTGGACTTGATGGCTGGCACCTGGCTGGCACCGGCCTGCTGCCCCGTAGAAACAGCAGAGCAAAGTGGTGTTTTGCAGTTGCCACGGCCGACAGCCGACCCCCAATGTTGTTGTTGGAGTTCCAAGGAGTGTTGTTCCAGTTAGCACAACGTGAACCGGAATTGGAAGTATTGTTCCAGTTGCCCCCGAGGATGACGGCGCTCCCATCAAGACCGTTCTGATTTTGGCTGTTTCTTGTTTTCCTGCAACCGCTTGATCCAGCCGCCAAGCATCGCGCCCACTTCTCCGATCAAAGCCTGGCTGGTTTCAAGCTGATGCTCAGTGATCAGCTTGCGCTTGTGATGCACCATGAACCGAAGCATCAATCGCAGTTGGCCCAGGCTGCCGTCAAGCACGTAGCAGCGGCTCAGCTGGTTTGCCTTGATGGCGTCGTTAAGGTGTTCGGCCACCAAAAAGAGCTGCTTGATCAGCAGCTCTCGGAAGGTGCCGTGCTTGCGTGGAATGGTCTGAGCAAGCGGGTAGAGATAGTCGATCACCCGCTCGTACTTCTCGACCATGTAGAGGCCATGAGCCTCCTTGGAGGGATCCGCAGAGGCTCGCTTGCTGGTCATCGGAGATCGGCGCTGGCGCGCCTCTTAACCAAGCACCAGGTGCCCGGCCGACAGCCGACCCCCAATGTGGCTGCCGGAGTTCCAAGGAGTGTCGGTCCAGCTAGCACAACGTGAACCGGAATTGGAAGTAACGTTCCAGTCGCCCCCGAGGAGGACGGCGCGGGTTTCAGATCCATACACCTGACCACGACCAGCTGTCTCTGTGCCTGTTGTCCACGCTGATGGTTGCGTCGTGGTGCAAGTTTCTTGGCCCCATACCCACAGCGTCCCCGTGGCCTGTGCCAAACCAAACTTGCTGATGCGCTCCCATTGAACAGTTCCTGGATCGGTGCCACGGCTGGTTTGCTCTGGCGCGCCATAGGCCGCTGCACTGAACTCGTCGTAAGTCGGCAACCGCTTGCCAAAACTCCGCGCCACTTCACTAAAGACATACCACTTGCCATCGGCATAGGCCGTCGTCCCATTGCCGCCATATTGCGCTGGGATCAATGGCGGGCTGGAGCCATCAGCAATCGTCAAGCCAATGCGGCTGCTGGGAACTGCGCTGAAACTGTTACTGGCATAGCTGGTCGCACCAAGCAGATACAGGTCAATCCAAAATCCACCTTCGATACACGCCATTGCGCGTGGATCTGGGCAGCTCGGCCGCCATGTCAAATCCCAAATGCTGAACTCAAGAATCTCCGCTGCAGCTGTTGGCGCGCCGCCGTTGAAGCCAGTTGGCCTGCCAGCAGGGATGTAGTGATACCCGCCGACAATGCTGCCGCCAGCCGCCACGGCGGGAGGTGTGACAAAACTCGCATCAGCGGCAAGTGCGCCTGTTGTGGGGTGCTGCCAAATTGCATAGTCAGCATTGTTTGTGTGCGTGCCAGGCATCGTCACTGCCGTAGCTGTCGAATAAAGCCGACCGTTTAACACCGCACCTGCTGCAATGCTGATGGCATTGGCTCCTGTCTTGCTGAACAGTGAACCTCGATGCAATGCGGGGCGTCTGTTGTAAAGCAAGACTGACCGCAGTTGAGCAGCATCAACAGCACGCCCTGCAGTGCTAGCTGCAACCGCAGCGGCGTCAGCCATCTGCACAGCACCCTGGGCAGAAGTTGATGCAGCAGGCAGTACAGTGCGGGCAACAAGATCACCAGCGTTTTTGGGACGGAGTTCATTGCCAACCCTGTCCCACAGATCTTCAGCCTGTAGCTCTGCCTTCGTCGCATACTTCGCATCGTTGGCAATCGCCGCAGCCGCCGATCCATCAGGTGTAGCTGTCACCCATGCCGTGCCATCCCAGATCTTGGTGACACTGGGGGTTGCGCTGGTATCAATCCAGATCTGACCCGTCGCCGGGGTGGTCGGTGCCATGGCGCTGGTCACCGTGGTGCCAACCTGCGACACCCAGGTAGTGCCGTTCCACACCTTGATGGTGCTCGGGCTGGTGCTGCTATCCACCCACACCTGCCCGGCGGTGGGCGCAGCGGGGGCAGTGCTGCTGCCAGCCTGAGACCCGGCAACGATGTCGCCAAAGCTCACCTTGTATGTGTTCGTCCCTCGCGTGACAGCGAAGACATCAGTGTTCTGTAGCTTGCTCATGATCAGGGCAGCAGGGTGAGTTTGGAGATGTCCTTCGGCATGTAGTTCGCCTGCAACCCAGAAGGCGTCACCGCCTTGGTTGCCAGCGGTGCAGCAACGTCGTAAGCGGTCTCTGTGTTGGTGGCCAGCTGCACCACACCCTTGGCTGTGGTCAGTGCATCAGCAACAGCAACTACCTTTGCGGTGTTGGGACCCGTGATCGTGATCGGTGCCGTACCACTGATGCCAGTGATGCCACCACCAGCAGCAGTAGCAATCGCATCGTTGGTGAGCTTCAGCTGGTCAGCAGTAACCACCAGACCAGCAGTACCAGCTGTGACTGCAGCTGCATCAGCCAGTTGCACCACACCCTTCACCGTGGTGCTGGCGTCCTGCACGCTGATCACCGGAGTGCTGGTGCCGGTCGCCACCTGGATTGGCGCAGTACCGGAGACGTTGGTGACGGTGCCAGGCTGCGCACCCGAGGCAATGCCGTTCAGTTTCTCCAGCTGCACTGCCGTGATCAGACCGGCCGAACCACCAGCACCAGCGGTGGATGCCACAGCATCAGCAACCCGCACATCCGGCGCTGTTGCCGTACCACCAATCGTGACCGGTGCAGTGCCGGTGACAGTGGTGACACCAGTGCTGGCACCAGCGCCAACGATGTCCCACTTGGTCCCATCCCATAGGACCATCTCACCAACAGCTGCTGTCCGGCCACCAATGCCAGTCCAGCCAGCATCAATCGCACCAGCGGTGGTGCTCACATACAGGTGACCAACAGCCAGGCCAGTGGTGACACCAGTGCCCGGTGCAGCCGTCAGGTTGGCAGTGCCCTTGTAGGTGAGAGCACCGGTGACATTGGCTGACAACGTGCCATCAGCTGTCACCGTCAGGTTGGTGCCAACCTTGATGCCACCCAACACAGCCGCAGTGGCGGGGTTGAGGGTGACGCCGTTCTGGAAAAAGGCTTTCAGCGTTTGAGCACTGACCTTGTAGGCCGTGGTGCCCTGCTGAATGACCATCAGGTCAGTGTTCTGTACAGGCATGGTTCTTAGGGAAGAGTGGCGAGAGGAGTCATGTCAAAGCCATAGGTCACAGTGCGCGGAGCAGTGCCCACCTGTGTCACCGTGATCGGGGCGTTGGACGCAAA